TCTGGTATAAGAATAGTTAGGGACGAGATTAAATCCGGTGAATTTTTCCATTACTGGATGCATTCTTACTAAGACTGACTCCATAGCAATATCTGAGTAATTTGAATATGCCCCATGAGACTGCGGATCGTCCCAACCACCCCACTCATGACGATGGTTCTCAAGGTAGCCAGAGTCGTAAAGCGTTCTTGCAACTTGTTCTTTCATAGACATATAGTCAACTAAAAAGTCCACAACATCTTTTTGAACAGCGTTTCTGATTACAACATATCCGGTGGTCTCAAAACTCATACATTAGTAGTATACATCTTCTGCGCCGAAAAAATTGAATGTGAGTCTTGGAGTTTCTGATTTCCAAGCACCTTCGTCCCACTCAAGATTGTGGTACAAGTAGCCCTCGTAAAATATAAACTTATTAAATTCATGAATTTCTGTATGATACTTTGTCCAGTCGTCGTGAGCATTGTCTTTACACTTTTCACCCCGATACATTGAAGTGGTAGCATACTCATGACCATCTTTATACCTATAGAACGATGTTCCAGATATATCTGGGTTTTCTTCATAAGTGTTCAATGAACAAATACCTGCGTACTGAAAGAAGTCGTAATGTGGAGCATTGTTGTTGTTTGTTCTGTAAGCCTGAAAGGTCATTACAGTTAAATCATCCCTTCTAGCGTGATCAGCAAAAGTGTTCTTCTTTACAAAGTCAACGGCTTCCCTAACTTGTGGAAGATCGACCGCCATTCTACTCACAACCCCGGGATTTTTGGTGTGAGGCATTTCAAAATAATTACAGTTTAAAGCGTACTCTCTAACTAGATCAGGATATTTAAAAAAGTCTTCAATAATAACAAGCCTATTGAGAGCATTGCCTATCTCTATAGCTGACACAGTAAAATTATTTACTTCGAATATTTCAATGTTTGTCTTTTTCATATTAACTCATAGAGTAAAGAAAGGCACGGTTGCCGTTTTCGTCCACAGTTGACCACATAAGGGCAATTGCGCTGTATCCCATTATATCAATTAGTGTGTCAATGATTGTTTCATCTGAAACAGCATTAACAGCAATAGCCTTATTAAAGTCCCATTCACATTTAGCGTAAATATTCTCTAGCCGTGCAATTTTGTCATGCATCCTAATTAGCAAACCAATATTGCCGAACCGAGCGATGTTCTCAGGGCCATAATCTTTTTGCTTACGGATAAGAGTTGCAATCATTTCATCTTTATCTGGTCTCCAGCCCGTAATGGTTAAGATATTAAGAGCATGTCTCCCAATAAAAGACCATAATGCTTGACCATCTACAACTAAAGATGTAGGAGGCACGTAATTGTAATTTTCAATACCTTTTAGTGTTTGATCGAATCGGTGTCTCATGAATTTAATCAGACTCTCTACAGTAGAATCCATAGACACAATAGCCATATCATAAATTTCTGACACAGCGGCATCTGCGGCCTCCTGCCACGTCTTATTCATAGTTTCCATATTCCCTCTTTCTTTCATTAAGCAAACTGTAGTAGGCTTCTTGTAACTCTTCTAATTCCTCATAAGCACTAGCTAGTTTTAACATCAACGTCCGGTTGTGTTCTTCTAACTCTCTGACGGCTCTTGAAACTTTTGTGGCAACCATCATCTGCTCAATGTATTCTTCATTAACTTTACTTAGTTTTTGCTTTTCTTCTTTCTTCATCTCCGTCCACGATTTCATAAATACCTCTCTTGACTTTTTTAAACCAACCAATATTCTCATTAATAAATTTATAGGCAGTAGGTGAACTAATTGAACACTCTTCTGTAAGCTGCTTAACAGTTACTTGTTCTCCTGCTTTATTCTTCAAGTAATTAAAGATATCTGCTGACTTGTTTCGGCCCCTTTTTTTGGTTGGTTTTGACATTTCCTCACTAAAACCAAAGTGATTCCACCAATACAGCCCATCTTCTTCTGAAATCATGTAGTACGCACAGATTTCTGACAGAGGTTTATTGTCGTAATATCCAATAATTACACAATAACCAGCCCTACCACGCTCTGGGTTGCTGGGGTGGTACGAGTGGTTCACAATTTTCACAAGGCGTTCTTTTTCTTGCAAACTGATCATAATCAAACTTACCTCTACTTAATACCCTTCTTTTAACTATACAGTTTTTGAGGACAGCAGTCCCAGAAGAAAACTGCCCGCTACCAAAATCGAAATTACAAGCAATGTAGTAGTAGTCTTCATCCTCTTCCACCAAGTATCCGACAGCCGACAAAATCCGAACCGGCTGGTCTTTAAGGTCATCATACCATTCATCCCCAAGGCTGTAGTGGTCTTTCCAAAAAACTTCAACGACGGGATAAAAAGATTTTTTCATCCGGCCTCCAGACATGCGACAACCCCCTCAGTCTTTAAATAATCTTTCGAAATACTTATAGCCGAGGGGGTTGTCACGATTTAATTATATCATTTATCATCTAAATGCCAGCTGATGTGTCCGTCTAATTTGTCGTCTACATCTTTAACATCTTGACGAAGTTCTTCAAGTTTGTCTCTAACAATATTGTGATCCTGCCTATTTTCTTTGCGAAGAATGTTGAATAATGCTACTAAAACCGTTCCCATTGTTGTAATTAATGCAACAATGATTGCAGAAAGAGCAGTGCTATCCATCATTCACCAAGAATTAAATTAGCAATATCTTCGATTGATTTTTCAAAGTCACCATACTCTGCTGCATGGTCCTCAAGAATGCTAATGAGGTCGGCTTTCTTTACCGGATCTAGAGGAACTTGAGTGGGTGCAGGTGGTGCGGGGTCAGGTCCATCTGTTGACGTGCCTGCTGGCGCTCCTGCGCTGGGGGCTGGCTTGTTCTCTGGCTCAAGCGGAACCCGAACCATAGCCTTTTCAAGCTCTTCAATCTGACGCTGATGCCATGCAGAAGCATCTTCGTGCTGCTTCTTCATGTTATCATTCCAAGCCTTCATTTGCTCATGCTGTGACTTCATCATCTCAACATTGTCATAGGGTAGATTAATGATCATTTTTTATCTCCTTATTACTTCTTACTGCTTCGGGGGTGACCCTTTGGCAAAAGATCGTTATCTGTAGTGTAGTTTGGGTTTGACGGTCTGCCATTACGAAGCAAGTAGAGATAAGCATTTACTCTTGCCATTGCCCATTGACCTCTTGTCATACCCGGTCGGTGTGAAGTTGAGAAAGCCCCAGCTCCACGCCTATAAACTGCCTTCAGTGCAGACAGTGTAGCACGCTTAGATGAAGCATCATTCTTTTTATTATGATTTTCCATCTTAGTCTTAAGCGAATTGTTCACAGCCTCTGAGAAGGTGACAGAGGAGCCAGACTCAGCCGATCCCCTTCGGTTGCGTCGGGAACCACTTCGCCTCTCAGAAGGCTTAGCCGGGGTTTTGCGAGGGTCGTTGCGCCCCGGACGACCATATGTGACCTTACTCACATCATCGTCATCCTCGTCTGCTGAAGGGTTAACGTACCCTTTAGGGATTACAGCTAGACGGCAATAACCACCGGGTTCGATAGGTGCCGAAATAATACGGCAAACCTTTTCAGATTCATGCAATGCACAGTTAGAGCATTTGACACCGATTTCTCTGTTGTCATTCTCTTCAGCAGGAGTGTATCCAACCCATACCCCTTCATCATCTGTATCAAACTTTCCATACTTTTGAGTGATAGCAATAAGTGCGTTTGCAAACATTCTTTCTTCTGGATCTAGCATTTCAAGAAAATCATGTTGCCGACCCTCTTCTTCCTCATCATCTGGAGGGGTGTGCATCTCATCGTCGTGCATTTCTTTTATCACATCTGATAAGAATTGAAAGTTATTCGCAGGGTCTGGAAGAAACTCTTCATAAGAAGACACTTCTTCTGCTAGAAGAATGTCATTTAAGAAATCGTATTCATCATCCCCGTAAGATTTCCCTGTAAAGCCTGAAGCATAAGCCGCTCTCTCTTGAGCACGGGCTTTACCTCTAGCGTTTCTCATTCCGGGTGTGTCACCTTCAGTATAAGTGTAGCACTTACCTGAATCTCCAAATCTAAATCCGGGCCTACCATCCTCTGAACATCTCTCAACTGGCATAGTATTCCCATTTTATCACGATTACTTGTAGTAAGCATACAAATCGTTACGACTCCAGCGCCTTACTGGTATCGAAACGTTGTTAAATTGCTTAAAAGCATCATCACATGAATAATAAATCTTTGCATAACCCAACTTTGAACCAGAATCATACGACTTGCAATCTGGATTTGGGTCTAAATATAAGCCTTTAAAGATATATTGATCTTTTTCGTCATGAATTGCATTAACAAGGTTCATTGTGTGCCCACAAAATGGGCATTCTTTTTTGGGGTAAGGGAACTTTTCAATAATTTTACCTAAAATCACTCTTCCTCATCCTCCTCTTCTCCTTGATCATACACTTCTGCGGTAAAAGTTACACCCTCTGGCAAGTCTTCTGCACTAATTTGTTTAGGTGTAATCAAATAGTTTATCATCTCATCAATTTGTTTAGTAATTATCTCTGCTCCATCCATGACGGCATTGAGTTCTTCTAGAGTAATTACATAATCCTCATGAGGAGTATGCATAACGCAAGCTGGAACATATGAGCCTTCAAAGGGAACCGCTTTAACTATGGCTGTAATTGTGGGGATATCTTCAAAATCTTCTTCACCCGTATAAGGGACTATCCTCATCGTAATCAAATCCTTTCTCAGACAAAACAAGATTCTCAAATTGACGAACAATCGTTTCTTTATATATTTTTAATAACCACTCTTTGTCTTTATTTGTTCTTTTACCAAAAAAGAACGTAAGAATATAAGAGTCTTTATCAAGCTTAAGAATATCGTCAAGCTTAATCTCTTTTACTCTAGAAATTTTTGCTCTTTTGAAGTTAATTTTTGTGTAACGATAAATATGTTCTGGGTATTTTACGATACAAACATTGCTTTGATTCAGAGTTGCAATAAACTTTACAATATATTCGTAAGGAATGTAGTCGTCTGCGAGAATGACTACATTTTTCCCCTTAAGCAGCGATGACACATGTTCTGGTGTTGTCATATTGCCTGCCTGCCGTTGCTGTTAAACGAATTCAAAGCAACTGGGCATACAGATTCAGCAAATTCTTCCACCGCTTCAGCGAACTGTCTAATTTCGTACTGAGCGTTGCTTTCATTTCTAAGAGAAATAAAGTTTAATAGACTTCTGAGATTAACAGTCCATACAAATTCGGTGTATTGACCGACTGGAAGTACCGATCTTGCAATTTCTTTGGCTACTCCGGCGTTTAATAAATCGTAATAAGCTGATTCAGCTGCTTCATACACCATTTCCATCTTGTCTTGAACAAAGGAGACAATTGTTGGATCTGTAATTTGTTCAAACTCGTAATGACCGGGTTTACCGACTTGTTTACGAATCGCATTGTATTCAGGCATGTAAAACTCCAGCTCATCTGGGACATAGTATCTCATACTCATTTCATTAAATGATGACCACCTGTGTCTAAACCATTCTCTTGCAACAAAGATTGGGCATTTAATGTAAAACTTAAATGTTACATGTTCAAATGGCGTTGCGTGCTTGTTCTTCATCAAGAAGTTAATAAGACCTTCACCACGCTCATCCATTTCATTTTGATAAGTGCTAAAACTAACCCTTGCGGCATTAACAATGTCAAGATCACCTCCAAGAGTGTCTATCAAACTAACTGTGCCGTGATCTAAGACTCTAATTCCCGGTGTCATGCCCCCATTCTACACATTTTCTGATAGAGTCGTGGTTCCGGTGAAGAAATTTTTTTATTCTTTTCCGCACGAACCGTGTGCAATCTGTGTATACTCCGCAAGCGGAGCGAGCGGTCAGAGTGTCACAAGCACGCGAGTTAGATGTTTAACTAGTTAGAGGGTAAACTGGATATATGAAAGTTATAGCAGTCGTGGAGTCAGATGACTACAGTGGTGCTGCAATTCTCGATCCGAGTTTTGTGACGGTTGTTCAGATTGACAATACTTACTTTGCTGCATCAAGATGCATGTTTAGTGGTAGAGGTGTGACATCTGAAATAACAGAAGATGATGCCATTCATTTGTTAAGTTCGGGTGTACAATTAGTATCAGCCGATTCTTTGACAGGTAATTAATGGAACAGATAAGTTGGTTTACACCGCAAGCAAATGACTCTTCAGGTGAGTCATGGTATTCACTTGGATACCAGAATGCTGCCATAGCAAACATCAAAGGTCTGAATGATCTTAAGATTGCTGTGTATTACAACAAAAACGAAATACCTTATCACATCAACTTTTGTCAGCCTATCTACTACCAAACAGCTAACTATTACAAGGTTGGTTATACACCTTGGGAGAGCACAGTGGTTCCTAATAGCTGGTATCACAACATGTCTTTATGTGATGAGATATGGGCTACGTCTAACTTTGTAAAAGATGTTTATCTCAACAGCGGTGTCCATGACAATGTTCATGTTATACATCATGGTATATCCCCAGAGTTTAAAATTATTGACAGAGAGATTTCCAGCACCTTTAACTTTTTACATGTAGGCGGTGAATCAATTAGAAAAAACTCTCAGATGGTTGTTGATGCTTTTCTTGACTTGTTTGAAGGAAACTATGATTATAAGTTAATCCTTAAATACAATCAGTTTTCTAACGCAATTATAACTGTGGGAGGAGAAGATACTGATGCAGCAAATCACCCTCAAATAACTCCTCTACCTTTTTCTCTGTCTCAGGATGATTTAATTGAGCTTTACTCCAAAGCTCACTGCATGGTTTACCCAACTAAAGGTGAGGGCTTTGGTATGATTCCATTTGAGTCAATTGCTACAGGTATGCCCACTATTGTGACGAACGCTACGGGGACTGCTGACTTTGCTGAAATGTCTTTTGCTCTAGACTCTGAGATGGTTCCAGCAACTGAGCAGTCAGATTACTACGGAGTTGATGCGGGCGATTGGGCTGAGCCGGACTACGAGCATTTGAAGTCCCTTATGATAAAAGTCTCAAGCGATTACGAGGCTGCGAAAAGAAAAACCGTTCAATCCGCAAGAATTCTTCACAAAGAATGGGGATGGGCGAATTCCGCTGCTAAGATCCGTGATCGGTACTTAGAATTTAAAAATTGTTAATTATCTTCCTAAGCACTCGCTATACAGATTTATCTGTATAGATGTTACCATTGTTTCTTGTCTTTATTTTAGGAGGTTATATGGAGAATGTTATTACACCCGAGTTTGTCGGGCAGTATGTGGATAAGACCCCACCTTGGGGTTTTAATGGTATGGGTGAGATTGTTTATCGTCGCACTTATTCAAGAGATATTGAGGCTCTTGGTCGTAAAGAGTACTGGTTTGAAACTATTGCTAGAGCAATTAATGGCGCTCAAGATATTGGTGCTGGGTACACTAAAGAAGAGGCTGAGCGCCTGTTTGATTACATCTTTAATTTGAAAGGTATTTTTGCTGGTCGTGCTCTGTGGCAGTTGGGCACTCCGCTTGTTCAAAAGATGAGTGGTGTGTCTTTGGTTAATTGCTGGATGACTACTATCTCTAAAGTTGAAGATTTTCAGTTTTTGATGGACCATCTTATGGTCGGTGGCGGAGTTGGTTTCTCTGTTGAGCGTGCGGTTGTGCATGATTTGCCTAAAGTTAAGTCTGTTGAGAATATTGTTCATGAGAGAACTAATGATGCTGACTTTATTGTGCCCGACTCTAGGCAGGGGTGGTCGGCACTTCTTGGTAAGGTGCTTGATAGTTACTTCCATAGTGGTTCTTCTTTTTCCTATAGTACTGTTTTGATTCGTGGTTTTGGCGCTCCCCTTAAGACCTTTGGTGGTACTGCTTCTGGTCCTGAGGTCTTGATTGAGGGCATTGCTGATATTTGTAAGATTCTTGATGGTCGTTCTGGTAAGAAGTTACGATCAGTTGATGCGTTGGATATTTGCAACATCATTGGTAAAATTGTTGTAGCAGGTTCTGCTCGTCGCTCTGCGCAAATTGCGATTGGTGATCCTGACGATTTCTTGTATTTGCGTGCAAAGAATTGGGCTAAGGGTGACATTCCTGCATGGCGTGGTAACTCTAACAATTCAATCTTTGCTGACTCGTATGACGAAATCATTGATGAATTCTGGAAGGGGTATGATGGCTCAGGTGAACCTTACGGACTTATTAATCGTGAGCTTATTCGTAAGACTGGTCGTACTGGTGAAAAGATTAATGACAGCAAGGTGATTGGTACTAATCCTTGCGGTGAGATTGGTCTTGAAGATGGAGAGCCTTGTAATCTTGCAGAAATCTTCTTGCCTAACATTGAGAGTAAAGAAGAGTTGATGGATCTTAGTCGTCTTCTTTATAAGACGCAGAAAGCTATTACAACTCTTTCATATCCTTATGCTAAGTCACAGGCTGTGATTTCTCGCAATCGTCGTTTGGGTCAAGGTATTACCGGCTGGCTTCAGTCAACAGATGAGCAGTTGTCTTGGGTTGATGAGTGTTATACTCAATTGCGTGAATTTGATGCTGAGTGGTCTGAGTCCCTTGGTATTAATAAGTCAATTAAATTAACAACCGTTAAGCCTTCAGGGACTCTGAGTCTGCTAGCAGGGGTAACTCCCGGCATTCACCCCGCTTACTCACGATACTACATTCGCAGGGTTCGTATGGGTAGCGGTGACCCTCTTGTGAATTACTGTCGTGATAAAGGTTATGACGTTCAGTACGATGTTGGTCTTGATGGTAAAGAAAACCACACTGTGTGTGTTGTATCTTTCCCCTGTGAAACACCAGAGCATGCAACTCTTGCAAAAGATTTAACTGCGGTTGAACAGTTAGAGTGGGTTGCAAAGGCTCAGTCTGAATGGGCTGATAATAACGTGTCTGTTACGGTCTACTACCGTAAAGAAGAGTTGCCTGAAATTCAAGAGTGGATGAAGAAGAATTACAAGAATCGTCTTAAGTCTGTATCGTTCCTTTTGCATAGTGATCATGGGTTTGCTCTTGCTCCTTACGAAGAGATCGATAAATCAGAGTATGATCGTCTAAAGGGTAAAATTAAGAATATTGACTTTGTTGATGTTTTAAACGAGTATGCTCTTGAGGATCTTGAGTGTGAGGGCGGTGCTTGCCCAATTAGGTGACTTGGACTTAAAGTAACTGGCGAAAAGCGTGCCCAAGTGGTACGCTTTTTGTCGTTTCTTGATGCTTTTGAACACTGACTGGTGTAGAATGTCTAAGATGATTGATGATTTTGTGAAGAACAAGCAACTCTACGTCCCTGAAAGGGCGTATGGGGTATGCATTTGGATTATGCCGGATGGTCGCCCTCTGTCAGATGGCGATGGTGTTCTTTGTGCTGAAGGTTTAATGAATGATAAAAATGTGGAGAAGCAAGTTGCTGCTGCTGCAAAATACTGGACGGGTAGTGAAGAAGGCTATGTGTCTTGGGTGGGTGGAGCTAGAAAAGTGACTGCTTCTGAAAAAGACGATCAAGCAGAACGTCTTGCAGCAGGTTTAAATCCTGATCCGTATGAGGATATTATTGAAGCTGCGGTTAGAAAAGAGCTTAATAGGAGAGGTCGATGAGAGGGGAAATGACTCACATGGAAGATTCAGATGCTGAAGAGTATCTGGATGATATTAATTATTTTCAAGTTGTAAAGAAGACAGATAGTGACGACCCGTTTAAAAAGGTTCGCTACACTTCTCTGTCCCCCAGAATGAAGCGCAAGGCTACTCGTCTTGCGAAGAAATATGAGGGTGTCGAAGGTGTTGGTACTAAGTACATTGATCCTGAAGAGCTAGACGGATATTCTTTATACGATGTTGTAACCCCTCCTTATGATTTGGAAACTCTTGCTGACTTGTATGACTCAAGCGCAATTCATAATGCAGCTGTCAATGCAAGAGTGATGAATACTGTTGGTCTGGGATACTCGTTCCCAGAGACTTTGAAATCTAAGAGAAGGCTTGAGAAGGCTAACGGTAATCCTGAAAGGCTTAGTCGGGTTAGGAAAGCCATTCAGGATGTCCGTCAAGATCTTGAGCAAAAGTTTGAAAACTTTAATGAAGAAGAGACTTTTATGGAGACCATTACAAGGGTCTGGCTAGATGTTTTAACTACTGGTAATGGCTATCTTGAAATTGGTAGAAATAATTCTGGTGAAATCGGTTATATTGGTCATATACCTTCGACGCTGATGCGGGTTCGTCGTCATCGTGATGGGTTTGTTCAAATAGCTAAGAGCAACAAGATTCAAGCTGTGTTCTTTAGAAATTTTCAGGACACAGAAACTGACGATCCGATTAATTCGGACCCTAACCCTAACGAAGTAATTCACTTTAAAACTTATTCACCAAACAACACTTATTATGGTATTCCATCAAGTGTGTCGGCTGCTGCTGCAATTATTGGTGATAAGTTTGCTAAAGAGTACAATATTGATTACTTTGAAAATAAGGCTATTCCTCGCTATGCGATTATTGTTAAGGGTGCAAAACTTAGCAATCGTTCAAAGCAGGAGCTTGTCAATTATTTCCGTCAGGAAGTTAAGGGTCGCAATCATGGAACTTTGATTGTTCCGCTGCCAGCATCGCTTGGTGGTGATACTGATATCAAGTTTGAAAAGCTTGAGGCCGGTATTCAGGATGCTTCTTTTGACAAGTACCGCAAGGCTAATCGGGATGAGATTCTTGTTGCTAATCGGGTTCCCGCCCCGAAGGTAGGTGTTTATGATAATGCTAACCTTGCGGTTTCTAGAGATGCTGACAAGACGTTCAAGACTCAGGTTATTGGGCCGGATCAATCTGTGGTTGAGAAGAAGCTTAACAGACTTATCGCTGAGTTCACAGATTTGGTTCATATCAAGTTTGAGCGCATTGACTTGGTTGATGAGGATATTCAGTCTAGGATTCATGACAGGTATCTTCGTACCGAAGTTATTACGCCGAATGAAGTCCGTAATGATTTGGGTATGCCGGAGCGTGGTGACGCTGATGAGCCGTTGCCGTATCCGACAAAATTAAAGATGCAACAGGGATCTGGGCGTGGTCCGGGTGCTCCTGAGGGTAATACGAATAATGAGTCTGCTGTGCCACGTAATGCTAGAGCAGACTCGCCGGGTGGTTCTAGTGACCCTAGAGAATCCGGCGATCAAGCCGAAAGAGGCGAAAATCAAGATAATGGAGGAAATAATGATTGACGGACATATTGTATATTCGAATACGAGTTTAACTACTTCTGATGGTGAGCAGACTATTGCTCATCATACCTATGCTATTTACATTGCTAATGTTGATACTAATAATTGGATTGAAGTTAAGTTGAATGGTAAGCATTCGGTTATGATTCCTGATGCTTCTGGTCATGTGCATGACTATATTCATATTCCGGGCGACTATAACACTATTGAAGTTATTACCGCTGCATCAGAAGTTGCTGTTTATGCTATAGGCTAATCGCTGATATAATTTAATTGAGGTATGTGAATGGCTGCTGAAAGAAATATTTCTATTTATCAAGGGGATACTTACACTCACGATGTCACTTTGACTGATTCAAGTAATACCGCTATTAATATTAGTGG